ACTGCCTTGAGTTTTTAATTAAATTTAAAAAACCAAGGACGCTAGTAGCCTAGAACCTAGAGGGTCAAACGTCCAGACCATCCAATGCCAGGATAAATGCTATATCCTGCAGCAAAGCAGGGGAATAGTCTATTAATACTGAATCAGCATCTCCAGAAAATGATGAATTCAAATCGATTAGGTCATCCGCAAGCTCGATATTGTAGGTTGGTTCCTCATCATAATTAATTTTCCCTAAAATTATATTAAATTTTCTCAATCTCTCAGTTCCGGAAAGGAAAGGTTTTTTGAGTAAGTAGGTAATGTGAGTTATTAAACTAAGCTTTATATCGGATATCATATTCCGCCCTGCATTCTGTCGCATCGTTTTCTCGAAAGGCAGGATATAGTATTGTAAAAAGCCCTTTGTGCAATAACTACGAAGAAAAGCGATGTCGTAGGTGGCCCAACTTTCCCCTAACACAAAAGGTAACCAGCAGTTAATTTTGGACCTCCAGGAGATTCTCCTCACCAGGAATTCCTCTTGCACTCTCCAACACTTGCTTTGTGGAGTAGTGGTTTTACACATAAGGCTCAGTTGCCAGTACCTCGAGACCTCCTTCCCTAAGGTCACACAAGCGTCTAAAACTTTATAACCACTGTTATTCATATAATCTAGGAAATTGCTTGTTTCCGGGATCACTATTGGCAATAACAATAAGATTGTTGAAGAAATATCGTTGCTGTTGCTGAGCCATTCGGCAAGCAAGTCATAGGCTCCGGAGTAAGTCAAATCAACAATGGAAACTTCCACTTGATCCTGTTTTGTAGGCAGACCCATGGAGCAACCCCTATGCATGTCGGAGAAGACCAAGTAATCAAGGTGGTCCCTCCATGCATCCTCTGCTATTTTCATGCCCGAATAGGCTGTGGTGGGTCTTCTCAAAATCATTGACGGTTTGAGCAACCGAAACAATCCAGGTTGAAATGATATGCAATCTCTTATTGACATATTGTTTTTGAACAAAATGTTGGCAACACCTAACAGAAAATCGTATCTACAATGATACAAGCTAGTTAAAGGTCCTAAAGGAGGGAATTGTGAGAATCTAACTACCCCGGTAGCCCTTTCCCCTATTTGTTGCTCAATGGACCAGTCCTCCAGATTGCTAGACCAAGACAAGTCTTTGATCATGAATGTATTTTCACTAGTGGGGGTATCTGATGCAACTAGTAAGCATTGTTCACTCAAGAACTCTATAGTTTTGTTAATGATAGTCATACTTAAGAAAGATCGAATTTTGATTGAAGTCTCTTTCCTAATCCCCAAGTCCGATATCCCGAATTGGTCCAACTTCATCGCAATTACGTAGTCCAGGATTTCCAAGTTCCCCCCTTGTGGGAAGAAGGACTTGATGTCGGCGATAACCTCACACCCTAGTGATATTAAAAATCTGGAATGCTCTGCTGTTAATGATCTGTCTTGCAGAACCTTAAATGTATAATGGATCGCCACATCTTGGTTGGACCTGATCAAGCCACTCGCATACAGCAAATCAATTTCCCAAAAGGAATTGACACCAGGTCTGAGTAACTCTGACTTGAAATAAAGACATTTACTATCCACCGCTCCAGATAGAGTACTCTGATCAAAAATGTCATAATCATTAACCGATGACACTCTCCTGATTTCCTTATACAGAGTTGATAAAGGTAGGAGTGTTGCTTCTTCAATATTCATTAGTGCAGTTTGTCTGTCTGTTATCATGCTATGAATCAAATTGGTCCCCCATAATTTAGAATGAGTTACCGCATCTTTCACCACATAGGCCCACAGCCAATTTCTCACTTGATTGATGATATCGTAACAATCAAGTGATTGGATTAATGAGCAAATATAAACCGGTTCATTGTAATCGAAGTCTCTGGATGTATATATGATCCTTGCGAGATAAAATGCTGTTGAGTTGACTGACGAATCTGTTCTATATCGCGAATGATACTGTATAGTTTTTACACGAAATTGATCCCCTTGATATTCCAATAACGGGATGAGTAATTCTTTTGGGTACCAAAATATATTTTTACTAACAACCCTCTTACAAGGATTGTTGATATTAGTATCGCCTAGGCTAAGTGTTTGAGGTTGCAGGCGACCGGAACAATAATGACAGTTGAGAGAAAACGCTAAAATTGGCAAATTGGCACCATTTTTTGAGAGGAGGACATGCATTGTATTGAGAACTGACACCGCTACCTGATTATGCATGAGAACCTGCAAGGTTTTCTTGTTCTTTGCGTGAGTGATGATTGTTCGAAGATGGGTGTGAGGCCCATAAAGGTTATTTATATAACCACCATGGGATGTGTATCTGTCTTCAAATCTATTCTCCCAATTTGCTTCGCTAAAGAAATCAGATCTTAATAAGAAAGACAGTGGTAAATCTGTGTAAGACTCAACATTGGCCACAATTAGCTCTGCTAATTTATCTGAAGGTTCCACTAACCAATTGATGACCCGCAGGCCATGTATAGCATCTTTCAAGCCCTTTACCGAGGCGTTGAGTTGATAATCTGATGCTTGAGGTATTGTCTCATGGGTCTGTGATCCGAGATACGGCACACAATAGCCTAATGTTGTGAACATGGAATGATTATTCTCACATGATCTAGTAACAAGTAGAATTGTTTCTTTAGACTGTGTTGTATCCGCTTTAAATTGATGTACGGGATGAGCAACAGTGCAGCCAGTTATCTCTATCCCCCAGCCTTTATAACGCAGTTCATCAGCAAAACAAGTAGGACAATCCCAGTTTGCATTCCCACCTCGTGTACTTGATTGTACATAGGCCATAGCTAACATTTGTGTCTCAGATCGTTGTATCTTAGCTAATAACTTGTAATTATACATCCTGGCCACACCTCTCAGTGTCTTCGTCGTGGTAAATTTATCAACGAACGATTGAACTTGGCCTTGCAATGTGGAAGCATATAAATCTGCCACATATCGGGAATGATAAGGCCTAATCAATTTGAGGGTATCCATAAGCTCGACATTCTTCTCCTCAGACACAGCAAGCAACTGAGCGAAAGTGTCATTCAGGACGTAACCAGTATGTAGTAGTGTTTCTTTGACGGCCGATCTCATGACTGTTACCTTATCAGTAGCTTTAGCTGTGTTTATGGAACCGGGATTCGTCAGCAATTTCTCCATATTGGCGGTCAAAGAAAGAATGGGGTCACACCAACAAGCGTATATTTCTTTCAATTTAGCGGGACATATAGTGCTCTGTCTGACTATTTCACACCAGGTCAGATAAGATGTAACTTTATCTGGGAACCCTTTGGAGAGGAAGTCTAATGGGTTTTGGACAGGGTAGCCCCCGAACTCAACATTTCCTTGTAGTAATCTCAAAATGCATTCCTCTATTCCCAGATCGTGATGAGTGAAGGACCTATTACCAATACTCATAGATATATTTCCGGAAAAGAGAGGAGCACCTAATAATGGAG